TGGTTATCCAGATGATGCAAATGCAGAAGGAGATCCGGTAAATCTGGCAATTCAAAGAACTGCTACATTTTCTAATAAAAAGATTTTTATGATCTCAACTCCGACTATTAAAAATTATAGCAGGATTGAAACTGCATTTTTGGAAGGAGATCAAAGATATTATTTTGTACCATGCCCAGATTGTTCTGAGTTGCAAATATTAAAGTGGAAAAATATTAAATGGCCAAAAGGACAGCCAGAAAATGCTTATTATAAATGCAAAAAATGTGGTAGCAAATGGGAAGATCATCAAAAAGCAGAAATATTAAAAAATGGTAAATGGATTTCACAAAACCCTAATAATGAGAGCAAGACAATATCTTTTCATTTATCGTCACTTTATTCACCTCATGGCTGGGTAAGTTTTGGTGATATTGCTAAGGAATTTAGCGAGGTTCATAAAGATCCGCCGAGGCTTCAAGTTTGGACAAATACCAAATTAGCAGAAACTTGGGAAGATATGTCTGGTGAGGATATTGATCCAACAGGACTTCTAAAAAGAAGAGAAAATTTTGGTAAATATTTGCCAAAAGATGTAGCGATAATAACTGCTGGAGTCGATGTTCAGGATAATAGATTAGAATTAGAAATTGTTGGTTGGGGTAAAGATGAAGAATCTTGGTCACTTGATTATCAAGTAATTTATGGCGATCCATCAACTCCCGATCTTTGGAATGATTTAGATAAAATATTGAGCCATAGTTTTATTCATAGCAGAGATTTAGGAAATTTTTCAATTACTGCTGTGGCTGTAGATTCTGGTGGTCATTATACTGATCATGTCATCAATTACTGCGATGAGCGTAAACATAAAAGAATCTTTGCCATAAAGGGAAGTTCTAATGGTAATGGCGTTCCAATCTGGCCAGTAAGAGCTAGTCAAAATAAACGACTCAAAAAACCAGTTTATGTGATTGGCGTAAATGATGCCAAGGAAACTTTAATGCAAAGGCTTCGTATAGAAAAGCCAGGAGCTGGCTACTGGCATTTTCCTTGCGAGCGAGATCAAGAATGGTTTAACCAAATAACAAGTGAAGTTGTAAAAACCAAATATGTTAAAGGAAGACCAGTTCGTTCTTGGCAACCAAGAAAAGAAGGTCAAGCAACGGAAGGGTTAGATTGTAGAGTTTATGCTTTTACAGCACTTCGTGGTTTAGTTCGAAATTGGAAATTAGATTTAAACAAACTTGCCCAGAAATTAGCAGAAATCCCTCTTCGTGAATCTGAGCCTGATATTCAAAGTCAAAAAGCTAGCAGAATTTCAAGAACAAGAAGAGTTCGTAGCAAAGGAATAAATTAAACCTCATGAAATCTTTAGAAGAACAACTAACAGAAGTACAGCAAGCCATATCTGATGTTTTAAATAATGCTCAGGAAGCCAGCTATAATGGCCAAAGAGTTAAAAAGGCAGATTTGGCAATTTTAGAGCAAAGAGAAAAAAGACTTTTAGTTCAAATTAAAAGAAAAAAACGAGGCGGAATTAGAATAAGAGGAGTTACGCCATCTTAACTTAAAAATAGGAGGAAAGGTTTTGATAGTAAATGAGCTTTATCTTTTTCGCTAAAAATAGCAAAAAGCCTCGAATCCTATAAAATAGGCTTCTCGTTTTTCCCTATTTTTATCTGAAAAATATTTTGCTCATTTACTAATTTTTAAGTTAACATGGCTACTCCAACATGAGCAAAAAATTAAGAATTTCTGATAACTGGCTAGATAAAACCATATCTTATTTTAGCCCTGAAAAAGGTTTAAAAAGATTAGAAGCCAGAGCCAGACTTTCTATTGCTGGAGGATATGTTGGTGCAAGGCGTGATAGAAGACAAACTAAATCATGGGATATAAGCGATGGCTCTGCTGATAATGTCACTTTACCTGATTTACCTGCTCTTCGTGAGAGATCTCGTGATTTAATTAGAAATGCACCTCTTGCCTGTGGCGCAGTAAATACGGTTGTAACCAATGTTGTTGGTACTGGCTTAAAGGTTCAATCTCATATTGATCGTGAAGTTCTAAGGCCATTTTTTAAAGATGAATCTGAATTTGATAAATTTGAAAGAAATGCCGAGCGAATTTTTAGAAATTGGGCAGAAAATACCGACTGCGATATTACAAGAAGCCAAACATTTTCTGAAATTCAAAATCTAATTTTAAGATCAGTTTTAGAAAGTGGCGATATTTTTATCATTAAAAGAACTGTTCCCAGGTCAAATAAGTTAATTGATCTTAGCTTACAATTAGTTGAAGCAGATCGAGTTTCAAATCCTGATTATAAAACTAACACCGAAAAGTTAATTGCTGGAGTTGAGGTTGATAATAATGGAGCGCCGATTGCTTATCATATCTGCAATCAGCATCCAGATGATTATCAATCTGAAAAAAGCAAAAAATATGTAAAAATCCCTGCTTTTGATAAATATGACAATAGACAGGTATTTCATATTTTTAACCGAATCAGACCAGGGCTTACAAGAGGAGTTCCTTATTTAGCACCAGTTATTGAAAGCTTAAAACAATTAGATCGCTACACAGAAGCAGAAATTATGTCAGCAGTAATATCTGCCATGTTTACTGTTTTTGTTAAATCAGAAGATGAGGAAGGTTTAGCTCCAATGACACCACTAGATGAAGTGGGAGGTTCGAGAAATGATGGTGATTATAAATTAGCACCAGGTGCAATTCTTGATTTGCAACCAAATGAAAATATTGAAATTGCTGATCCTAAAAGGCCAAACCAAGCTTTTGATCCTTTTGTGCAAGCGATATTACGGCAAGTTGGTGTAGCTTTAGAGCTACCATTTGAGATTTTAATTAAACATTTCACAGCAAGCTATTCTGCAGCTCAAGCAGCATTGGTTGAAGCATGGAAGTTTTTCTCATCAAGAAGAAGTTGGCTAACAATACAATTATGCCAGCCAGTTTATGAAATGGTAATTAGTGAAGCTATTGCTAAAGGCTTACTTAAAGCGCCAGGATTTTTTAATAATCCAATTATTAAAAATGCTTATCTAGGAGCTCAGTGGATTGGCCCACCAAGAGGTCAGATTGATCAGCTAAAAGAAGTTAAAGCAGCAGAGCTTCGTGTGAATATGGGTATTTCAACTTTAGCCGAAGAAACTGCTATTTTAACTGGTGGAGATTGGGAAAGAAAATATCCACAAATTTTAAAGGAACATTCCTTGAAGCAAGAAGTTGGCATTATCAATCAAGCAAAACAAGACAATATCAATTTAGAAAAAGCAGATGAATGATCTTTTTAAAATAGGTAAATATTGGGCGATCGAACCTGATTATTTGAAAGCGATATCGAAAGAGTCGCTATCTACCAGATCAGAGAAGCCACTAAGTAACAGCAGATCAGTTTCAATTAGAGATGGTACAGCAATTATTCCAATTCATGGAGTAATAACAGCCAGAACAACTCTTTTTAGCTTATTTGCTGGCGGAACTTCATTGGAAGATTTAGCCAAAGATTTTAGCGAGGCTTTAAATAGTAATGAGGTGACTTCAATTCTTTTAGATATTGATTCTCCTGGTGGTGTTGCCGTTGGCCCATTTGAAATGGCTGAGATGATTTTTAAAGTAAGATCAGATAAATCCCAGAGAAAGCCAATCTATTCCTATATTGGCAGAAATGGGTCATCAGCTGCTTATTGGTTAGCCTCTGCCACTGAAAAGATATTTGTTAATCCATCAGCTTTGGTTGGATCAATTGGAGTTGTAACAACAATTCCAGTTCAAGAGCAACCTGACATGGATGGCTATAAAAATATCGAGATTGTTTCAAGTAATGCCAATCTAAAGCGACCTGATCCTAAAACTAAGGAAGGATTAGCGGAGATCAGGCGAGAGCTTGATGATCTTGAGGCAACCTTCATTGAATCCATTGCCAAATATCGATCTATTACACCAGAAATTATCAAAGCCGATTTTGGAGGTGGTGGTGTAGTAATTGGCAAAGAAGCAGTTAAACGAAATATGGCAGACGCACTTGGAACTTATGAGGAAGTTTTGGATCTGCTAAATAAACAAAATCAATCAATAACAATAAATAATCAGATTATGAGCAATAAAGAAAATCAAGCTAATGCAGAATTTGTCAAAAAGGAAATAACTGCCGATTACATCAAAAAAGAATTTCCTGATGTTACTTCTGCTATTATACAGGAAGTATCAGAAGATATTAAAAAATCAGCTTTCAATGAAGGTGTTGAAGCTGGTAAGAAACAAGAGCGAGATAGAATTTTAGAAATTGAATCTGCTGCTCTTCCAGGTCATGAGGATTTAATTGAGGAAGCTAAAAAAGATGGTTCAATTACTGCTGAAAAATTAGCTCTAAAAATCATCGCAGCAGAAAAAAACAAAGCTTCAGATTATTTAGCCAATACAAAAAAGGCAGAGGAAGAAATTCCTAAAATTGAGCCAAATATCGATAAATCTGATACAGGAGAAAAGCAAATTCCAAAAGATGCACCTCTTGAAACCAGAGCTAAATCTATATGGGAATCTAATGCTAAAATTCGAGCTGAATTTGGTGAGGATTTTGACGCTTATTTTGCCTTTGCTAAAGCAAATGAAAGCGGTCAGGTAAGAATTTTATCAAACAATAAATAAGAAAAAATCATGACAAAGTT